AAAAAGTCTCAAAAAAAATTGGGGGGGCGGGCCCCCCGGCCGAAGGCCGACTCTACTATCTTCCTCAAAAAGATAATATAAAAAAAGAAAAAGAGAGCCCCGAAGGGCCCTCGCTTGCCTATTTCTTTAATGCTTTGATAAGCAATGTTGTCATAGTAAATCCAAAGCAAAAGAATGCCATAAAATAGAATACAGGACTTTCTTCATAAATTCGTTGTAAAGTATTCATAATAATCTCCTTTAATCAGAACAAACAGTATCGTACCCACATGGCACTCTACTAATAAATAGATAATCAGTGTACTCTCTCATTACAGATTGTACACTTTCACTGCTCTTCAGCGTAATAAATTCGCCGGCAGTATTCATCAAAGTGTACAAATAATACATTTCTACGAACATAATATTTTCTCCTTTTAAAAATAAGGTAGCCGAAGCCCCCTACCCTTCAATAATAGTAAATGGACGACTGTAGTCTAATATACCATTATTCCAGTATCCAGTTAGACCATGTGCTTCTTTTTCGCCATCACTAATAGAGCTAAGAACCTCGATACCATCGCCACCAGCCATGACTTCTGCCATAAATTGTGCAAGTGCCATATGGATATTTTGATGCTCTGTTTTAGTAATAACATTCATGTAATTAATAGTGTAAGTTTTCATATTTAACCTCCTTGAAAAACGTACAAAGCCGTAAATTAAAATGAAACGGCTCATAAGAAATTTCGCCCCGGAGGGGAGGAAGAACTCTATTCATCTAAATGTTTTACCTTATCGTAGTCAGATTCGAGACAGACGTAGATAGGATGACGTTCATAAGAGATGGGTTCTTTTTCATCTCCGATATTAATAATAGAATTAATATATGCGACAGTAGCACCATTAACTTTTATAAATTTAGGATGGAAGCTAGCGAGACATAAATCATCTTCCATAATAAATTCATCGATAGCATGATAAATATCTTCAGAAGTTTTAACTAAACTAACGGCGCCAAAGAACTTATATGTATTCACTTTCCATCTCCCTCACTCTCTTTCTTAACTTGATAGTATCATAAATTATATTAGCTAATGTACTATTAAAGAATAACATCTTAGCTTTTTTTTCGGCCACTTCGTGAGCAAAATGCTCAGACCATATATCGATTTTCATACGTTTATATACTAATTTTGCTTCTTTTTCACATAGAGCAAATAACTTATTATATAAGCGTTGACGATATTCTTCCGGTAAATTTTTCTCTAGAATATAAATACCGAATGCATTACATGTATCGGCATTAATATTCCCATCTACAACTAATCTCATTTTATTCACCCTTTTATAACAAAATAACTATTAACATCAGTACTAGGATATTTACTAGTTTCATATTCTATCCTAGCTTTTTCATTTAAAGCATCTTCTACATTATCATAGTGGATAACATTAGTAACTTTAATTTCATCAGGAGCCATTAAGTTAAATATTTCGACTAGTCGATAAGGTTTGCTGTGGTTTACAGGAACACATAAACATTTAATTTGTTTATCCATACCTAGTTTATCGAATGTATTATGTAAAACAACAAGCATTTGTTCTGCTTCATCGATAGAAGCACAGTACCCGACAGAAATTAATTCATCGGTATCTACTTTATACAAATGAATAGTCCGCGGGCCATCTAAATTTTCGATAACATAGCCAGGTACTTCGTTTTCTTCGAAGATATATACTTCACCGTCATAATTATCTAGAAGATAACCCACTAGCGTGCCAGGATTTAAATCAATAGTAATAGTATTAAGAATAACATTATTAATACCGATGGAATCTAAAACATTACGAGGGAAATCTCCCTCCCCTTTATTCACTTCGGTTTCTCCTATATAATAGAATTTACCGTTTTTATAACTGCATTCATATATTAAATACTTCATAATAATAACCTCCTATACATATTCAAAACAAGTTTTAGCATTATCTTGTGCTAACTCTGTTATAACTTCTTGAATAATTTCTCTTATAGTTCTATCCCAAGATTCTTTTTCATGGAACGGGATACCGACTACGTTAACGCTAACTTTACCATTTATAATATGCATATCAATATTAGCACGCATGCCATATTGACAAAATAATAAATCAAGTTTATCCATCATTTCTACAGGTTGATAAGTTTTAACTAACATAATATAATCTCCTTATGCTACAACATAAATTAAAGGAAGATTTCCTTTACTTGCAATATGATTCGCTACATTAACATCGTCAAATTCATCGTTTCTAACATAATCGATAAAAGGGCCTTCTTTAAAAAACGTAATTAAATTAATTTTATCTTTTAAACATTTAACAGCGAAAGCTCTTTTATATGAATTAATTTTGCTATTATATTCGTTAGCATATTGAAGCGCTTCATTTAAATCTTCACCAAACGATATAATATTAGTATTTAAATCATCATCAAATATTATTACTTTATAAACGAACATATTATACCTCCTTAATTAGAAAAATTCCCGACAAGACCAAGACAACCGATAACGTTACCGTCATCATCACGAAGTAATTGGCCAGGAGAAACTAAATCCTTACGCAAAGGTAAGGCTTCACGTACCATAGTAGATACTAACAAATAAACTCCTTCTTCATATTCAGGTAGACCGGTAACTTCGCCGAAAACAGTGCGATACATATCGATGCCATCCACCCGTTTATCCACTTTCTGATACTCACAAGATACTCTTGCTACCATTCCTTCATTAGCTTCTATAACTACATCTAAATCGGGAGCTGTACCATTTAATTTAAATATTTTCACCTCATGCGGTGTAAGATTCTTTAGCATATCATTTTCCTCCATAAGCTAAATAAAATAATACTCAAAAATAATTTCGTAGCGGAGCTAATATAATCATACTAAATAAAATTAGTAGTATGATCGCCCGATACACAAGAAAAAAATAAAATTTATAATAAATAAGATAAAAGTATTAAACCGTGAATAAAAGAAAGGAAGGCAGTCCCGAAGGGGACGACTAGAGACGAAGCGACGCGTAATACAATGTCGAAAGCGAAAGAAGACGAATACGTCTCGCGACTGCCGACGGACTCATTAAATAAAAAAAATAAGATTTAGAAACGAATAGTAGAGGAGAATACTATCCATTTCTAAATCCTCGTAAAATATTTCGTCCCGGAGGGTTATACGTAGTGACGAATATCGGTGCCTTCGTATACAAACGAAAAGATATCGTTTTCGCTAAAATAACTATATTTACGGGCGACTTTAATAAGACAAGAACGTGACGAACTTAAATAGATACGCTCGTCTTTTAAAAAATATTCTGGAATAACCAGAAAATATAATTTTTCGCCGATAACAAACGGTTTCTTATCAACCCAACAAAGTTTAGGTCGATAAGCTTCCTTCTTATTTGAAGGAATAATAATACGCCAGGTAAATTTATCAGATTTACTTCCGTGACGTAATTCTATATTCTTAAAAGGCATTAAATCGCCTCCTTCAAAAAATTAAAAATTTAGGGCTACGCAATAAACGAAGCCCTATAAATAAAACTAGATACAGCCATTATAACCAGCACAACGAGCCGTATCTTCTTTAGATTCGACTAAAGAACGAATGAATTCTGCCATTTCTGGCTCCAATGAATCCATTGCTTTATCAAACTCAAGATTAACTGCCATATATTTATATAGACAGATATCTTGAATAGGATATTCCATAGGCACGTCTACGAAATCTTTAATATTTCTGTCGTAGACGCGATAAGAACAAAGAACTGTGTCGCCCTTCACCTTATCCACTCTAAGTTCTTTATACTCATGTGTTTTTGTTTCGCCTAAATAATACCATACGTGACTATTTAATAACTTTTCATCACCTAAAAAGTTAATAACGCAATATTTGTTTTCGTCATATTCAAATTTCATATTAATCTCCTCTACCGTATTATAATAAAGTGTACGGCTCACTAATAATAATTAAATAATAAAAGAGGGAAAATCCCTCATAATAGATTTCGGGGCGGAGCCCAGAAACATATATAAAATAAGTTAAAGCATCATAAGCCTCGCAGAAAAACTGTAAGGCTCATGATTTTAAGAGAAAGATTAAACTGTCTTGTGAACTGCCCCGAAGGGGGAAGTAACTTAATCAAGTACTGTAAGCATTAATCCCACAGATTTAATTTCAGTTATACCTTTTGCAAACTGATTAAAACATATATTATCAATATGCACTTTAATATTAACAGATCCGTAAGACTTTGTAATCATCTCACGGATTTCTTTGGTAATAGATACACCACATAATTGGGCATATCCATTACCTTTCAAAGATTTAACATAAATGCCATCAGAAGGAGCTTTCCCATCTAAACCTTTCGCTTTAATACCTTTAGCTATAGAGCCAGTCATTAAAACAAATTCCTCATAGCGAAGGACTTCTCCTTCATTTAATTCTTTTCTAAATCCTTGAGCTACAGCTACTTTAGAAGCAGCATTAGTGAAGTCATTAGACTTCAATAATAATTGTTTTTTTGGTAATGGTAATTCCATACCATCGAGTGGAGTAACAATAATATAAAGACTACCGTTCTCACGCACAAATAATTCATACGATCCATTTACAGTTGGATCACAGAACAAGTATTCATCGCTGCTTAAACCTTTGTTAAAGAAGACGTATTCGCCTTCTTCATCATCTAAACCTGTTGCTGATTTATAGGCGTCAGCAGCGCCCTTAAAACGTGGAGTCACTTCGACTACACGTAGAGACTCTATTTGTTTTTCTTCACTAGCATGATCCCATGCATAATGTACGAGATCCTTCTTTAAACAAACAGATCCGTAAATGAAGCCTGCTTCACGAGCAGCTTCATATACATTAATTTTATCTGGGTTTATATTCATACCCCAGATTAACATATTGCGAACATAGCTCGCAATTTTAGACATAGGAGAGCTCATTAGCTCTCCCTTAATGTTCTCATTCGAAGACTTACGAATATCTTCGATCAATTCATTAATATAACCAGTGAGACCTTTTGCTTCACTAGTTTCTTTTTTTAAATTAATACCGTAAGTAGATACAGCAGTCTTTAGTTGTTCTAATGCAACTGCAGCTACTTCATTTTGAATTTCATACAATCCAGAAGAAATACCCAAACTTTTAATTTCTTTTTGCTTTTGATTAATTTTCATTATTCTTCTCCTCTTAAATATTCTCTACCTGTTCTAATAGCATTGCTTAAAGTAAGTGTGCCATCATCAATGTTAAAATCAACACATGCGTATTGTTTTCTACGCATGCTATGGATACCTTTCAACATTTCTCCAATCGGATCAAATGCTGTACCAGGGCCAGCTTTTGCCATATCAATGATATGACCGATCAAACTAGGAGCTATTATTAAAATATCCACAAAATAATTGAGAATTGAATTATTGCTCATATTAGAATTTAAAAATTCTTCATATAGAGCCATAATAACATCATTGGAACATTCATTTTCATGAATATTCTTAATACTAAAATGACGTTGATATTCTGTTTTAGACATATCAATTTTTAGTTCCAAATTCTTGCGAACTATATTGCAAGATTTAGCAAAAACTTCAGTATGACGAACACCAACAATCTCTAAAACCAGGGAAGACTTATTAACATACTTCCCTACGTTCATATCAGTTAAACCTGATATGAATACGCTCTCTATAAATTCAGCGTAACTGTTGGCCTCAAGTAAACCTTGAGTCGCAGTCTCAGATTTGATGCCGACCATATAATGGATCTTACCATCATACATATCAGCATCAGATCCTACCAACCACAGATGTTTATCTGTGTCATGATCGGAACCGCCTTGAGACATTTTAAATAATTCGCTACCAGTGCATATAAATCCACTAACAGGAATCATTTTCAATTCATCAGCTGCAGCATCAACAAGACCTTCAGCAAGTTTTTCAAGATTTTGTTTTACGCCTTTAGACGCTAAATATTTTATAGCATCTTTAATATACATATTATATCTATCTCTTAATAGATTAATATAGTATGCTGCTGGACGAATTACAGTATTATATGATTCGCCAGCATGTGGAAACCTAATTCCTTCTGCTTTGATTCCCACTTCAAGATTTAATACTAAATTTAACAATTCTTTATCAGATTTAGTATTAATAATCATCTCCTTAACTTCTGGAGATATTTCTTCTCCAGTCACATCTACAGCACGATAACCGCACTTTCTAAGTATGCGGATAAATTTATTATTGGATACACCAATTTGATGTTCCTCAATTAAGCGTATCGTAGAAAATTTAAGAACAGGATCTACTTCTGCAGTAGCCATAAAACTACCACAGTTAGAATTCCATTTGCTATTTTTTATCATCTTATTAAGAGCATCTACAATGCTCTTAATAAAAGAAATGCTAATTTGCTTATCTTCTTTTAAGATACTTGGCATAAGAGCAACAGCTCTATCTATTTCGCTTCCATGGTAATTACCACTGAAGTGAGCGTTGATTTTAGCCGTTACTTCTTTTTTTGCTATTTGAGCAATATATGCTCTATTTAAATCCTTGTTCATATTCTCCTCCTTTATGAACAATAACAATACTCTATACAATATATTGACAATGTTGTGTAGATATCCTTCCTTTTGTTTCGTGGAAGAATTGTAGAATTCTCCATTTCCATGCTTTCTGAGATGGAGCTAATTCCGGCACACGTTTCATGCCATTCTCATCGGTAATGGCAAGAAGTTTACCGTTTGGATTACCAAAAATGGCAACATTATAGTTGCCTTTTTTATAACAATCCGCAAAATGTTCAGCATGGATAACACCATTTTCCATGCTATAAACTTTTACGTTTTCCATGGCTAAGAAAGCTTGTTTCCAAGCCTCCATGGATTTTCCATGTAACGGTTGAGAACCTACTTTGATTGATAAAGCTGTAATTCTCATTTGGTGATACGATGGTTTATTGAATGGCATGCCATACATATCGCAAAACCATTCGTGGTTGTGATATGCCATACCATCATAAGAATTACAAAAGTCAGTACTATCCAATTTGGGAACTATAGCAATACAATTTTTAGATAAATCAATACCTATGGTTTTGGCTGGAGCTGCAAATAGCCCAACATAGGTATTGAGCTTTTGTGCCTTGCCAGGACTTAGTGCAATAGCATAGAACCCTTGAGCACATAACGCATGTACACGAGCTTCAAACTTCTCGCGTTCAGACTCAAACACCATTACTATCATCATTTGACGAATCATAGATGGCGATAGCTGAAGAGCATTTAAATAACAAAGAAGTGGGTGTTTCTTTGTCATCTTTAGCACTTCAATAACATCCTGGACTTCTTGTAGATGTGAGAAGTCAAGTTTTGCAATTCCTGGGATATAATTCGGTGTATTTACATATACCTTATTTTCCCAGCGAATCCCATTGCTAGGGCCATCTAAACAGATGACACCATTAGCAATGGATGCTGTTGTGGTATCGCTACTTTCAATAATGCCACTTACTGGTAAGCTAGAAACACTAACATGAGCTAATGGTACTCTAGCTTTACCTTTTAATTCGAATGTAAATGAGGACACGTTAGCAGTTTCAAACTGCTGCAATGCCCCCAAGTCTTCCATGTAATTATAAAAGACATTCTTTGTTGCTTCTTGAATAGCTATTTTTAATTTTAAATTTCTAATACTCATATTTTTATCCTCCTCTTATGAATATTAAAATGAAAATAGTTTAACGTCATTTTGGACAATATACATAACAAATTATTTAATTTGTTTTAAGTTTGTTATATATTCAAACGTCTTAGATGCGGCATGATTCTCACGCATCCAAGTTTTGGCAGCTTCAATGGAATTGAAGCCTTTATACTTGGCAGACTTACCATTAGTGAACTCCTTGCACTTTGTCCACGTACGAACAAAACCTGTGAATTTGGCACTAATTACAGCGTAGAATTCAAATTTTTGTCCCTTAGGCTTCTGAGGAACGCCATTAGCCTCCTCAACAGCTTTTTTAATTAGCGTATGTTTGCGCCAGAATAACTGGCATTGCTCTGGTCCAGCAATAGCCATTGTTTTGCCATTACGACAAGAGCGTACTTCAAAGAAATCTGGATTATCTTCATTCTCAACATAAACTGTTTCAATACTATTATGTTTATAATATTCAGTAGCATCTCTGCAGAATGTATCTGCAGCTCTTTCACTTGTTGTTACCACTTTTTTAAATTGATTATTATTTAATACTTCGATAAATACTACATGTGTCATGATATTTCCTCCTATGACATATAATAAATGATATATATTGCTATAGTTTATAGTCGTACAGCTGGACTTACGCTTTAGCGGCGATAGATAGGTACTGCTACCTTCTCGCCTGGCTTAATAGAACGAGATGTTGCACCACCATCTATCTTACTGCTTTCAGCTACTGCTGTTGCAATAGCATCTCTAACGTCATAATTAACGTCAGAGTTTCGATTAGCATTCTTCACAATGCTTTCCATTGTTTCTCCGTAAGTTACGACATGTAATTCATAGTGATGTGGTGTTGTTGGCATTGCAACATATATTGTTGCTCCACCTAATACTGCTACTGCTAATACTACTGTTAATAAATTCTTTTTCATGATCTTTTCCTCCTCGTCATGAATAATTAAAAGAAGGTCATCAAATACGTGATGACCATGTGATATAGCCCCTAATCTTAGATCAATCAATACCTAGAATCAAAGTAGGGGGGGCGGACTTTAGCCACCACTCACTCTATATCAATAACACTTACCCCCTCTAAAAATTTTCTAATTTTTCGTTCCTATAGGAAAAATTTCTCCGCTACCTATACTAATCATATCAAACAATTTTACATTAAAATTTAAGTATTGCGGAAATTTTTCTCTACATTTTATAGCTAATTATTTATAACAAACCAATCTACTAATCAGTGTTCTTCCTTATCCACTTCTTATTAATATTAATTATACATAATTCATTAACCTATATATAAATAAAAATCGTACTCTCTTATTCTCTTCTTCCCTTATTAATAACAAGTCTGAAAAATATACGCACCAAAAATTTTGCCCTATATGGCAAACATATATTCGATATAACAAGCCAAAAAAATTACCCTCTCATGCTAAACATAAGAAGGTAATAAATCTCTTACTATTTCTTTTCCTCGTTTTTTGATGGCGCCAGAGCTTATTTCACGATACGTAAGTGTATCTACTTCGAAAGCTCGATAAGCGGCTCGTACACGGTAAATTTTGAATTTCTCGGCTATTGCCAAAGCGACTAAATAAAACTTTTTATAATTAATTGCATCGGGTTTATACGTATTAATATCGATCCAATAATCCTGATTAGAATTAATATGTAAAGTTAAGCTCCTAAGCTGTCGTTTGTTTAAATATGAATAGGCGCCGAACGTAAGAGCCAATATGTGATGTACATATTCTAATGTATCGTATTGCATACATAATGTAAATACTAATTCTCGACCGTCGAATACTGTTTTTACAGAGCGCAATTGTGATGTACTCCTTTATGTGCTTTTACTAATAATTCTTGTGGCTGAAATATTTGTTCTTCGGGAGCGCCGAACATACCCCACGCTACACTTCTCATTTTATTACGATATGCTTCGTATAGGCGAAGCGTTATATTATAAAACTGATTATAATTAATAAGTTTATGAGTGCCAGATTGAATGCCGACAAAAGAATACTGGTCGCGAACGACGATAACAAATCCATTTAAATCATTATCGTATAACAATAAATAATAAACTAATGATACAGCAAATGCTCGTTCATACTCGGCTTTTGTGAACATATCAAATTGTTTATATAAGGCAAGCGTTAGTTTGCGACACTGTTCGAAATCTACATAGTTCATAAGGATCTCTTACCATATGGCAAAATATCGAATAGAATATAATCTTTAATATATTGTACAAAAATACGATATGCATCATCTTGAGTATACAATTTATCTTTGTCTTCGACCAAGAATGATAAAAATTCTCCGTATTTTGCTTTATGAAACATATCGACTAAAAATGCTATAATATTTGCCGACGATATTCTTTTACAAGTATATAAATAATTTAAATATTCTGCAATTTTAATTTGTTGTGTCATTTTATAATCTCCTTCATTGTTAAATTAAAAAATACAGCTTGATCTAATTCATATAATCCATTATCATTCTGATAAATTAATGGATGAGCATATGAATCATTAATTTTATTATAATAATTTTCTTCTTTAAATCCATAATGATTTAATATATAGAAGATTAAATTATATAACATCGGTAAATCTATCCAGTTCGGCTTATCCACTTTAATATTATAATGAATATAATCTCCTCGTCGGAATTCTACATTAAATCCTAAACGCATTATATTTTTATATCTCATATATTCAGCTAATACTAAGAATATAAATAACGAAACGAATTCTTTATTATATTTACCGAAAGACATATAATATATATTATTAACAAAATTAAAAATATTACTGAAGTATTTCACTTGTGTTTTCCTCATTTTATATTAAGTATAAAATAAAAAAACTATCTAGTCAATAACTAGGGAGTTAATATTACTCAACCCAAATAGAAATACCGTTATTATTTCTACCTGGAGTTAAATATAATTTATTGTTTATAAGATCATGATATTCTCTTTGTACATCGATGCCAATATAAATATGCATTTTAGTCCAATTATCAGGTAATGAATCTAGAATTCTATAAGAATCGAGTTGTCTACTACCACCTCGTCCACCACGATTCATATTAACTTTTTCAGTTGGACGGCTACTAATACTGCCGCTCCATAAATAGCGAAGACCATTTTGACTATTAGTATTAAATCGAGATTCAATATTACCGATTCTATTTTCTAAATCGATCCTGTCTTGATCGATAAGTAATCGATGATATTCGTTTAAATAATTATACCAGCCAGGATTATTTCTACAGCATAATACAGTAGCATAAGTATTAATATTACTACCAATATCAAAATTTCGACGACCATCTGGATTATTACCAGAAGAACCAAACATCGTATGATATTCTACAGTCCCGTTTGGACGTATAGATTTAAATTTTACATATTGATCAAATGTTACGTCGCCAGTAAAAGTATCTCCATTTTTATTTGCTTTACCATTGATCTCTGCCTGTAGGGCGTCATTAAGTTTACTTTTCGAGATGTTTTTATCTCGTATTTTACTTTCAGTAATACTATTATCAGGATGATCAATTACTTCTTGTGTTCTATGTTTATTTAATTCTGTTTTAAGCGCATTTAATGCCTGCTTTAAATCATTACCATCAGTCAACATTTTGGCTTTTAATTCGTTTTTTAAAGCATTAAGCATATCATCGATTTCATTTTTTAAATAATATTTAGAAATTAGATCAGATAATAAGCCGTCCACTTCTTCTTTGGTATAATGATTTTTAAGCAAATGAACTTTAGTCGGAAATAATTTAAATAATAAATAAGAACTTAGCGCGCGATCTTCATCGTATTGAGAATCGTCGTTATAGTCCGTGGACGAAATAATCGTACCTTTATCCAAAGCTTTTACTCTTGCTTTAAGAGCATTAAGCATATCGGCACGTTTCGGTTCCGTTTCATGTACCGAAAAGTCATAATCATAAATTGTATTATCAGACATATTATATATCCTTTATTTTTAATAATATAAATAGAAATTCTATTATTATATTACAATAAAAAAGACGGCCTTTCGACCGTCTTAATTAATTATTATAGGTAATTAACACCGTTCATAGCAGCTATTTCTTTAGCTCGGTTTCTAATCCAGTTTCCACCGCGCAGCTATGCTGCTTAAAGCGGTGATTAAAAACTACAAATAATTAACTCCATTCATAGAAGCAATTTCTTTTGCTCTATTCCGTATCCAATTACCACCGCTTGTCGAGAAACCATCTTCGCTACGTACATGACATTCTGGAACAAGAATATCGAGATCCCAACGTTCAGATGGATAATCGTATAAATCTTGGCGACGTAAACAACGTTCGCCATGAGTAAATACTTGACTTAACGGAATATTCCATTGCACACAACAAAGGTATACTAATGTAGCCATTGCTTCTAACTGTAAACTATTAACTGGTTCTGGACCTGGTACGTAAGTGGAATAACCCATATAACCATCGCCATTTAACGATGCATTTACATTAGAACAAGTAGCAATACCGAAGTTATTACTATTTTCATGATAACAATGTGCACCGTAAGCGTCTAAGTCGTTCATAATATGAACAGTACCGTTACCATCGATACACATATGATAATCATCAAACAACTGATCGTAATGACCAGCTGTCCAATGTAATGTGATCATTTGATTAGAAGAACCTTGTTGCTGAATGATTGGATAAATATTATTAATTACATTAGCTCGTACTTGAGCTAATTGTTCTTCATAAGACATATTTTTAATACTTCCTTTATCTAATTCGTTTCCACATATTAACTGTTAAATATGGCGGCATATTGTTATGTGCTTGACCTCCGCCAACAGATGAAGTATTAACGTTAATATTAATATTACGATTATTGCCGTATGCTTTATCCAAAGATGTTACGGCGTGCCATTCTGTATTCGTACCGATCGGAGAAGATCCGACATCGTTACCATGACCAGAACCGTTCCAATTAGCTAATCTAGACTCTGACTTAAAACGGAATCCGGTCTCGGGATTACGATTAGGATTTGCCGAAGGAAAAACACCGTTGTTATCATACAACGTACTAAATGCATGATAATGATCGCCTAGTACAGAAATACTAGTATTAACATTATGAGTATGGCCAGGTACTTCGCTATCGCTTAAACGATGTGTTTTTTCGCCGCCAATAGAACCCAAAGCAAAACCGTCGCCTTCGTTGACTAACATTCGTCCAGCCGGAAGTTTTTCCCAAGTACCTCCAAATAATACTACCGGGTTCACATTATTCACATTCATATAAATAGAACCGACAGGATATATTTGTTCTTGTACTTTATTTATTTTACTTAATATTTCACTTACTTTAGAAGTTAGCTGACCGACAGTAACAGCATCGCTAGTTTCAATACCATTAGCTACATTACTAATAACACGTTTAACTGTTTCGTTACCGATACTTACTTGATTAGGTAATGCTGCCAAACTACCGGCACCTAAAGCAACAGAATTTTCACCAACTGCTTGAGAACCAGCGCCAACGGAAGTGCCACTGCCCAAAATATTAGTACCGATAGACATTGATTTATTGTTTTGACGGTACTGAATCGTAGACGATATTTTTCTCTTATTGTTTTCCCAAGTAACCAGAATATTATCGCCAGCAACAATATTCGAAGTCTTTTCATCGATAATTTCCTTAGTATATGTTTCGTCACGGCCCATAAATAATTTAGCTACTTGTGTTTTAGTATAATAAGGACTTAAATCGATATTTGCTTCGATTACGTTATCACTATTAATCGTGATTGTCGAACCTGGTCTTAATTTATCTTGTTTAGTTTCTTTAAGATTAACAATATCGTTATGATCGGCTACAAATTCTTCAGATGACTGAATATAAATTTGATTGCGATTAATCGTATTATCACGGATTAATTTATCAAGTTGAAGAGCGTTAATAATATTAACCTTCAAACTTTCAACTTTAAATTTTCGCATTAAGTTAATCCTTTCATATATAATATAATTTGTATTACTTATATTATATTACATATTATTCTGCATCGTTTTTTTCTTGATATGTACCTTGCGCAGAATTGTATTTGCTATTAATAAATTTATTAGCAATTTGAGTAGCAGCAGAACCGCCACCACTCAAACTAGCTAATGTATCGTAATGATCCCATCTATGTCCTGTAATTACAAGATATAGAGTTACACCGATTAATAATAGTAACATAACAAAGGAAATAACGCGTGTATAACTTAATTGTTCATTTTCAAATAACATCATTTTGAAAAACTTACTCATCCTTGTCATCTTCCTTAATATGATTATTGAGTTTAAATTTAATTAAATTTAAATCGATAGTATCGATATGTTCTAATAAATCTTTACCGAACTTAGATGTTACCGATTTATTATACTTAATTAATTCGTAATTTTCTTTAAACGAAAATAATTCGGTTAAAAAGATTATGAAATAAATAATAAAAGCTATGTAATTAAATGTATGTTTTAATGCATACGGTAATTCTTTAGGCATACTTACACAGTCGAGTGCAAATGCTATTAAACAGGCAATCGAGTATTGAAATATCTTAAAAACAAAGCCGCGATAAAACACGCGGCTTGATTTTTGTTGGCCCCAACCACCCCAAAAAGCTTGTATAATTGCTTTGTAGTGCCATAAGGAATATTTAGTTATGGTTAATGCAAATAATTTCATAACTGTATCAGACATAACGAGTATAAACATAACAGCATATGCTATTACAAAATGTTCGACTGCATCCGGTACAGTATGATTTAAATACAATAAAAAATTAATGAGTGTCATTGGGCTATATATTTCCTATTAACCTGGACTACTAGAACTACCGGCATCTGTATCTACAATTTCGCCGACAACAAGCAATTGATCAAGTTTATCTTTTAATTCAGGATAAATTTGTTCCATCGGAGTCGCATCATTTGCAGGATCATATTGTTCTAATAATTGCCATTTTTTCAAAGAATAATTATAACGCTGACGACCATCTAAAGTGAATAAAGGTAAACGATATTTTAAGAATTCTTTATCACTCATCTTAGGATGATTAGATTTAATATGAACATGTATATTTTTAACAAAGTTGTTTATTTCTTGTTGATGCGTAGAATCAAAACGATAGCCTTTATGATTTTCTAATGCATCAGCACCAGAATTAGATGATTCTTTCATTATATCATAAGCATAATTGCTATAGTCTACAATTTCAGCATCATCACCGAAGATGAATTTAGTAAATCCATTTTCCATAAGTGGTTTATAATAATAACTGTTACGTTGATTTTCTTGTACAAGACGTCTAAAGATAGGCAAGCGCCAAGGGATGAAGATTTTATTCACTAATACTTCTTCAATAGTTTTATTAAAGAACAATGGACATGTTAAATTAGATTTACGGCAATCCAATTTAGTAATATTGTCTTCACGTTTTAACATTAGATCACTATTAGTTTCATCAGTGATAGTAGAATCTACATGATATTTAGTAGTCCAATGAGAAGGGAATAATTGAATATAGTCTTGAGGATCTAAATAATTATTATTTAATGTTAAACGATCTCGATTTTTATTAAATACAATATTTAATTTATCTTCAGAATAAGAACATTGTATTAAATCTGAGAATGGAAATCCGATAAATCTATCTTTACCTTTAAATTCAAAAGTAATAGTATTATTATCACTATATTTATAAGCAGTATCTAAATCTGTTCCACCTAATTGTCCGCTATCAATAGAATAGTAGCCATCTTTAGTCGGAGCGAAATAACTATTTTTAGGAGAAATCCCGTCAATAAAAAGATTACCATATCCTTCGATAGTTATAATACCTTTATTACTATATTCATTAGAAGCAGAAGGCAATACTTTTTCTGTAAAAGATTTTCGGCTATAACCGATCATTTTGCAGTTATATTTAGGGTTAAATTCTTTTTTGTCCTCTGTTAATGCATTAATATCTTCCCATTTGCGTTTAGCATAGTTAAACTTTTTAGTCTCATCTAAGCTATATAACGGAAGTTGTAAAGAATAACAATCTTGATTAAAGGTATTAAATTTAGTATGATCGACTAAAATATGGAAATATTTGTTCATAAGTTTGGCAAATATTGTATTAAAGCCGCCATAATTTTTAGCTTTAGTTAAATAACTTTCTGCTGTAACGCCATAAATATTTTGAACACTATACGGATCGACTTGTTTTACAAATGGAGGTTCTGGAGTTAAATCAGATTGTCGCTCATTTACAACTCCGATATTATCCACGTTAAGTAAACCTTTTACTTTAACCTTAATCGGATTAAATTGACGGCTATCATTATAATCATCTAAATAAGAATTTAAACTATATGTATCTTTATAGAGAATATTTCTTAATAATGCATAATCGACATATAGTCGTTCTGCTACAACTTCTTTAACATAAGCATTTGGACTTAAGTAAAAGCTTTCACATTTTACATTTTCTAATACTTTATCGTTAACGATAAATTTAGTATTATAATCTGCCAATGCAAAAGATCCGCTATATCCAGGAAACGGAGTCGGAGGACCACTTGGCGGACCACTAGGAGGTCCAGATGGTGGTCCACTTGGAGGTCCCATAGGCGGACCACTTGGTGCAGCTTGCAATGTATTGGTAAAGTTCGCATATTCTTTACCATTTTCTTGGATCGTTTTAATATCGTTATCGTTAACTTTAACTGTAAAACTAATATTTTCAATATTTTTAGCACCAGTTAAATATTGCATATTTTCTGGATAGAAAATAGCTGCATCATTAACTGTTAAAGTTAAATTACGATTAACTTTATTAGATTCACTAAGAACAATGCTGTTTACTAGTGAATCGCTAGGAAAGAACATACCGAGTTCTTTGTTGGCAGGAAGAACAAAATCTTTTACACCCTGAGCAAAGATACAGTTATCTTCAGTTAATTTACCAGTATTATTAGGTGAATAAACAAATCCTGTATGAATATCTAACGTGCCGCCAGCCATACCTGTTAACTCCGTAGAATTCTTAATATTATCTTCTACTTGCTTTGGTAACTTAGTAATATCTTCGGCTAATGTTTTAGTAGTGCCAGTAGCTTGAATGCCGTTTTTATTTAAAATTTGTTTTACATCTTCTAAATCATTATGAATAAAACTTAATGTTTCAGTAAGTTTATTTACAATATTTTCAGTTGTTGGATCTGCCATTATTAACCTCTAATTTTACTAACTTCTTCTTGAATTTTCTTAAGAGCATTATTAAACTCTTCACGTGTAACATAATTACCGGCAGCGCCACCACCGCTACCAAGTTCAATCCATGATACGCCATTCCACATATAAATTTTCTTAGTAATACTATCTTGAACTAATGTACCAGAACCTGTTTCCGGGGTATAATTTGGAATACCGGAATTTTGTAACGGGCCATTTAATAACTTCCAATTACCAGTAGAATCGACAACTTCTACTGTACAGGTACCATAATTAACAAATAATTTACCCATATTATCCATAGAAGCTCTTGGTTTGCGTTCTTGAGATTGGCCAGCTTTTGTTAAAATAGAACTTGAAATTTCAAATTTTAAATTATTCAAAACTGATTCGCTGATTCCTCCAATCTCATTCCAATCACGATTAGCCCAGCAATAACATTTTATCATCGGTCCACTCTTATGAACCATAATTTGACCTTCATAAGCTCCAGGGACAATACCCATTGGAGCTTCAGATACAACAGGTCTAGCCGTCTTAATTTTTTTATTTAAAGCTGTTAAATCTTGTGCTAACTTTTTAGCCCAAGCTAGCATTTTAGTTTTAAATTGATCGAGTTCTTGCATCTATTAATCTCCTAAATTAAGTTCTGCATTATATGCTGCGAGAATATCAAAATCTGTAAAACTAAGATCGCTAGGTTTTACTACTTCGGTTTTCTTAGCATATTGACTAAGATCGCCAGTAGCGCCGCCTCCAGTTGCAGTTAATGTTTTAGTTTGCGCATTATAATTTAAACCAGACCCAAATGTAATCTTATCTTGCTTACCCTGAATAATAGCACTATTTTGAATAATGTCACCAACATTTTGAGCAGTCGTATAATTAGCTTTAGCTGCAAATAAAGTTTTAGCAGTATCTTTATCTAAGAAATTTTTAGCAATAATAGCATTATTAATTGCATTAGCAAAAGCCGGTGTAGTAGCTGCAGCATCTAAATCACCACGAGTGATATAGTCACCACGAGTTTGAAATACACTTTGTGCAGCTGTTAGATCAAGTTTACTATTAAGATTTGTATTAATAGTATCGATTTTACCATTAATTTGGTCAACATCAGTTTTATATTCTGTTTTAGTTACATAAGAACCACGCATCTGATATCTTGTATCTGCATAAGCTTCTTCTAGATATCCTAAAAGTCTATTAGTTAAACCGTCTGAAGTTACATATTGTCCTTTAGGTTGATATACATCAGACAATCCAGAAATTGCAGTATTAATTAATGGCTGTGCTAAATCTTTAATATCTTGATCGCTCTTAATTTTAGATTGCAAATCTTGAATAGCTACAGTATATGTATCACGAATCCAATTAGCAAATTCTACTTTACTTTGATAATTCGCGACATTCTCTGCCGACTTATCATCGATTGCTTTTTGTAAAGCTTTTTTAGCTTCGGCTAATGCCGATTCTTGATCAGTAATTAATTTAGTTAACGAAGTTTTAGCTGTTTCAAATACTTGTTTATCGAGCTTACCATCGATTTCTTCCTTCGTAGCCTTTTTAGCTAACTCAGTAAGAATAGATTGAACAGCCGATTTATTTTGGTTTACACCAGATTGAATATTAACGATAGTTTGTACAGCATCTTTCACAGTGCCGAGTTTATCGTTGACAATTTTTTCGATAGCAGTTTGACTTAACGCAGTTCTAAACAGTGCACGAGCATTATCGATTTCATTCTTTGTAGCAAATGTACTATCAGTATAGGTCTTAAATTCGCCAATCTTAGTTACGATTTTTTTATCAACATCGACGCCTTTAATAAAAGTACTTACATCAGACTTTTTAGCGTATGTAGTATCGAGACCGGCTATCGCTGCTTGAATCGCCGCATTAACTGTCTCGGTATTAGAATAATTAGCTAATTCAGATTGTTGCACATAATGAGCGGCTTTAATCGCTGCAATATCTTCTTCATGTTTACTAATTTTAATATTAGCTTGGCTAAATACATCATTATCGACATAAGAACCGATAGGTTGATAATATGTATCGGCAGTAGTTTTAGTAAGATATTCGCCTTTAGGTTGGAATGCCTTAAGTTTTTCTTCAATTTGAGATTCAACTACCGACGGAATTTTAGTCGTTTCTAATGCTTTAATTTTATTATCGACTTCAGTTGTTCTGGCATTAAATACAGAAGATTCAACTTTAGTTGCTAAATCACTAGTACTTACTTTGCTAGCAAGAGCCGTTTCGTTAGATGTAACTTTTTGACGTAGTAATTCTAATTCACTAGCATTAGCTTTTTTATCTAATTCTAATACCATTTCTGGTTTAGATACATATTTATTTTTAGTTACTAAATCATTTAAAACTTCTTTAACTTTATCCGCCACGGCGTTAGGATCGACTTTACCGCCTTCACCAGTTTTTAAAGCTAAGTTATTAACTTTAGTGGATAAAGCAGTAGCATCTTCAATTGCTTTAGTTAACTTAGTATTAATTTCACTAATCGATTGAGCATTATCTTGCGCTTTAGATTTTGCTTGTTGTGCAGTCGTGTTAACTTCACGAACAGCAGAATCAGCTTTAGATTCAGCTTTTAATACGCGAGTTTCTACTTCGCTTTGCGTAATGATATTAGCAGTTTTAGTTTTTAATTCTTCTTTAGTAGCATATTCACTAAGAGCAGTAACATCGACTTTGCGACTCAATGCATCGTCGACTTGTTGCTTAGTATAAATCTTATCGAGTTTTTCTAAAACGGCAGCTAAGTCTTCATGTCCTGCTAATTGACGCGCTAAATCTTTTAATGCTTGTACAGTCGAAGGATCTAAAGTCGTAATTGCTTGAACTTCTTCTTTAGTGGCATAATTGCCTTTTTCTTGATATAAAGAATCGGCTAATGCCTTAGTTAATAAAGTTTTAAGTTTTTCTTCAATAGCCAAAACTTTAACTTTATTATCTTCAGCTAACGCCTTAGCATCAGTAGCCAACTTACCAGATTCAGCAGCTAATTTAGCTTTATTAGCAATTGTCTTTACATCTTCGATATTTTGATTTAATAACTCAGTTTTAACACGAAGTTCTTCTTTAGTCGGATAATTTTCTAAAACAGCCGCATTAGCTTTTTTATTAATTTCGATATTAGCCTTAAGAATGTCTTGTTTATTTTTTTCCACAGAAGCTTTAACAAGATCTAAACTATTATTATCCACTTTATTAGATAATAGAGTAGCTACTGTTTCTGTATCAGCTTTATGAACTAATTGAGTCGTTAATTCTTGTTTATTTTTCAAGATATCGGCTTTAATATCATTAATCGTGCTATTAACAATACCGATTTTGCTGTCGGTAGCTAAATCGGTAGAAGCACGAGAAGCAGCTTCAGTTTTAATAGCTGTGTCTAAAGAAGAAATCTTTTGTTTTAAATCATTAAAATCACCGACATTTACCTTGCTTTCGACTTCGGATTTATCAGCTTTTTTAGATAATTCTTCTTTTGTCGCTAATTTTTCAATACCAGCTTGAGGTGCTGCTTTTTCTAAAGCTTTTTCTAATTGTTCTTGAGAAACTTTAGAATTTAAATCTGTAAGTTTAGCATATGTAGTCTCTGCATATACTTTAGTTACATACGGAGTAAAATCGACAATTGCTGCAACACGTTTAGCTAATTCAGTGTCTTTAACAAAACCTTCGCCTAACGCAACAGTTTGAATTTTCTTTTCTAAATCTAAATCCTTCTGATTTAAACTATTAATAAAATCATCGATTCTAGCTCGAGTATATACATTATCTTTATCGGCTTTTTTAGCAATTTCAGCAATGCTATCAGGATTATCTTTCAATAATTCGAGAGCATCTTTTAATGATTTTAATTGAGCAGGTGTAACGCCTTTTGTTGCTAAATTTAATTCTTCTCGAGTTGCAAATGTTTCGGTAACCTTAACATTATATTTAGCAATACCAGAGTCGATTTTTTCGTCGATACGATTTTCTGTTACATAATCGCCTTTAGGCTGATATTGAGCGACAGCATCGACTTTACTCAAGAATGTAATAACATCTTGAGCTTGTTTAGCATTCATCATTGCTATGATTTTATCGATAGCAATTTTATTAGCTTCAGCTAATGCTTTATTAGAAAGACTCGTTTCTTTATTAACATCAGATTGTTTTTTAATATCTTCAACAGATTTAGGATCGCGCTTAGCACTAGGCGATGTAGGATCATATAGACCATAAAACTTTCGGCCTGTATATTTTTCATCCATATATTTTTTGATCTCCTAATTCCAATAAATTAATTCTGCACTAAATCTATTCTTAAGATCTTCTATTGATTCATTTAAACGTTTATCCACTTGTTCACGAATATATTGATTAAGTGCATCGCCAATTATTTTTAATAGTTGATCTAAAGTTGGTTGATAAATACGCTGGTTCATTTCATCGACAAATTTTGTTAATTCATCGCGAACTGTAGCGCGTACTTCATTAAAGTCTGGCTTCTTTTTTAAAGCTTCGATTAGATCGGTATAAGTATTAATAGATTTATCATTCTTAAACTGTTCTAATACATCAGACCAGTATTCTAAGTCATGTACATCCGGTTTATTATTAACAACACGGATAACTTCGTTTAACTTATAAATAAGATATTGTATACTTGTTTCGTTCAACGAAGCCTGATCTATAAAATGTTTCATAGAAAAATTACCTCATAATAACATTAGTAATAACGAATCCCGAATCTGTAGGAGCTATAGAACATTCATCGCCAGAACGTGTAACCGTTACTCCTGCGCTTCGATATCCGAATACACTTGTCGAAATTTCACTTAACATAGAAACAGAAATTATAAGATCAATTGTTTCCGTGCCGTTATATAAACCAGAAACAACAATCTCAGATTTATCTTTAATTAAGTATGTGGTATATACACCTTCATATGACAAACTAAAACAGGTATCGTCTTCCAACAATACCTGTTCTTCGTTTACTTTTAATCCATTGGTTAACGATAAAGAATTATCGCCATATACAATTTTATTATTATCGATAAAAAATTTATCATTTAATTGCATATTATTAACCAATAAATTATTAGCATGTAACATATCGATATGTTGATTCTTACCAATATACTCATTATATATATTACCCAATGGAATACCGTTAATTTCTAAGTATTCATTGATTCTATTATGAGCTCTGTTAATAATATTATCTACATTATTACTTAAAGTAATAATATTATCATTAACTGATTTTAACGAAAGTTCTTCCATATCGTATAACCTTATCGTACAAATACTTTAACAACGTTATAAACATTGTCAATTATTAAATTATTATCAATAATTTTAATTTCTACTATCCCATATCGGTCTTTATATAATCCATCTTCTTTTACAATAAATAAAGGTGAATAAGTTGAACCATCAGAAATAATAATATTGATTTCATGAAAATATGTTATATCAATTTGTTTAGATACCGGGACTTCAGTCCAAGTATAAGTATTACTTTTTTCTGTTAAAAATTTAACGCCATCTATACTTGTATTAGATAATATATGACCATTTACATTTAACGTATTATTATTTACTTCAACAATACCAGATAAATTATTAACATTAAAGTCACTAATTGTATAATCGTAAACTTTATTTTTTTTATAATAAATAGAATCATCTATTTTGTATTGTTCAACATTGTTATTATAAATAGTTTCTTCTAAATCTTTTTTATTATCTTCTAAGTATCTATTAATTTCATCAATTTTACTTTGTAAATCAGAAAGAGTAACGTTATCATCATTAATAATATTAATCATTTCGTTAACCTCGTTTCTTTAATACAAAATTATAATCAGACGTTAATTTGCTGTTCTCTATTTTATAGAAATCATTTTTAATATTATTGCCATAATATTCGATAATAAACGGAATTTTATATTGATCTTTATTTATTACTAAATAATATTCTCCTTTTTCTAAAGAATCAGGAGGATAATCTTTAAATTCCGGCATAGCTAAATCATATTGTGTTTTAGCAATTTTACCGTTATATCGTAAGCTATCAGTAAATGTAAGTTGATCCTTACCATATTGTATTTTATTATCTGAAATTTCTAAAATATTATTGGCAATAAAACTATTATTAATATTAATAGTATCGATATCTAAACCGTTTAATTTATCATTAATCGATAATATCTTTTCGTAAAAATCTAATGTATTAGCATAATCATTATTTTGTTCTTTATAAGCTTCTAGATTGTTTACTTTAAATATTAAATGATTAAGATTATCTCGAAGAGTGTTAATATCTATCGGCATTTAATAACCCACCCTTCAGCGTATTTAAGACGGAATTTAGGTCTATTAACAGGCATCATATAATATTTTTTTGCTATATTAACTTGGAATCTACTATCGCCTGGATACTGTATTAAACGAGAACAAAGTTCCACATTCCTAGTGTTTCCATAATAATTGTGGAAAGAAACTGACATATTAGTATCGTCGCCAGAATTATAATTCATAACGTCATAACGGCGTTTAGAAGCATTTTTAACCATTAAGAAGATACCTTGATAGTTGTCGCCAGTATTATATGCATATGCTTCATTCCAATCGTTAGCATTCCAGCTGCCGATAGAAGATCCGTCACGCCAAGATTTTAATTTAATAAAATTCTTATAATTAACTTGAGTAATAATATGTTTATCAGATATTAACCCTTCGTTATTCACTCCCATATATTGAACATTACCTTTAGTAATTTTAAAAGGCCATGCCGATATATCAAAATCACCGATAGTGAATAAAGTACCGTTAGACTTATTAAATTTAATTGCTGGACCAGATCCGACATTAATAACTAAATTTTTACCAACATTAAGATCATCGTAACGAACATATTTTTTCTCTTCATTTACAGGAGCATACTTATTATTAGCTTCTGATTTTCTATAAAAACTTTTAAGTTTTTCATTAATACTAGCATTTAACTGATCTGAAAGTCTAATAACGTAATCATTAATATGCGCCTTCATTTCATTAATTTTTTGAGTATGACGATTAATTAACCCGTTAATACTAGTTTCATCGATACCTTCTTTAAAATGATCGATAGCTTTTATAATTTCATTAATTTTTTGTACTTGGCTGACTACTGTTACTTTGTTTTTTAATTTTTCAATCATCGCCATAATACCTTTACTATTCTGCCGTAATCACGGCTTTTAGAATATTCCATAAATACCGGGCCAGTTTTTTGCGTTAAACGAACATATGTTGCGCCAACTTCAATACCGGCTACAGAAAATGGAGTTAAAAATTTAATCGGAACTTCTGCTCGGCATACAAACACATAAGATGGAGCATACTTGTGTGCATTTTCAAAATCTTTATTGGATCCACTATTATCGCCATAATTTTGTTTAGTATTATCGACAATAATAATTAAATCGTTCCAATTATCCGGAAGATTTACCGATCCATTTATGTTTTCAATGCGGCTATTTGCTAACTCATTCCAATTACCATCAATTTGTTGTTCACCAGATAATCTAAATACATCGCGACCTAACATACGTTCATTATTAGTGTTAATATTATGAGCATATAATTCACTATTATCTGGATTAACAAACTTTAACCATTCACCTTCGGCAATTAATTTTACTCCGTTAAGAGTCATTAATATATTGCCATTTTTATTAGCTATAATTTTATTATTACCATTAATAGTTAATTTATTGTTAGTTTGAAAATTACCGTTTTTTAATACTACGTTTGTTAAACTAGATTTACTTAAATAACGAGAATCTTGCTCTTCTTTAGTTAAATAATTCTGAGACATAGAATTAAACGTATCTTGTGATAACTGAATAGAACGGTCAAAATCTTTTTTAGAAGAAATATATAATGTATTAATTTCGTTAAAGCTTCTAATAAAGTCGTCGACAGTAAATCGACCGGCATTAATATTTTTAACGAATTCATTAAATTGATCGGCTATCGCATTAATTTGTTGTGTCGTTTTATATGACACAGCTTGTGATTCTATTCTTTTTGCCATATAAAACTCCTATCGATAATACACAGCTTTAATATTGCCATTATATCCATCGCGGCTATAAGTAACATTAATTTCACTATTTAATAAACTAATTTCACATTCCATATCTTTATATTTAGGTAAACCTAATTGAAGTTCGATAAGAATATGATTAATATATTCATGCCCATTATTATTACCGTCATGATAACGATATAATATTAACATTTGCCGAGCGCCTTGTTCATAAGCGATATTATAATTAACTCGTTTAACATTACGACTATTTGGTAATTCAATCCACGGACCAGGAGAAATATAATTAATGTTTGTCATAATGACATTACCGTTACTATATGGTACACCGTTTTTAATTTCGACTGGCACAGACCCATTAGGCGCCGTTATTTTTAAATAATTAGGACGTACTTCTAAAGAGCCATCACCAAATTGAATAATTGGCCCGCTCGTATTGTTTAATTGAATATTGCCACTAACATTTAAATTACTGTCAAATGTTTCTTCTCTATTATCGCGAATAAAGGTTTTTAATAAAGAAGAGCGTGCAAATAATGAATCACTTTGTGTCCTAGTGTAATAATCGTTAAATTTTGTGTCGATACTATTTTTTAATTGCTCGATTTTTTGACGAGCTGTATTAAGTAACGCTTGAATATCTCGTTTATTATTCGTAATAAACGAAGATAATATTTGCGTATCGACAGTTCTATCCGACATCTTTTTGATATCGGATAGTTCTTTATCGAATTCATTAACTTTCTTATTAATATCACTAAGACCGACAAGTTGACTTAGCTTTTGGATCATACTGTATCACCATGATTTAATACATCACTTTGTTGAGTATAATACAATACATAACCGCGTTCAGGGAATACGCTATGCAATAAAATTTTATTATTATTATATTCTGGAGTGATAGTACTTAATTTTTTAGATGCGCCGTCAAAAATAACGACCTGAATAATTTCAGCGTTCGTAATATTCAAAGATAATTCATAATTATCTTCGCCTTGTTTTATCCATTTGTTACTACCAAATTCCATTTTTTCAATAATAACGCTCTTATTAATTTTATCGACAACGTTATCTGGTAATACTCGTTTACCATGTTTCAATAAAATCTCCCAGTCACTACCATTAAAACGATATAAAGATCCGGCAGCATCACCAGTATTAATAGCAACGATATTACCGACAATAGCGTCTGGATAAGTAGTGTATAATTCATCGACAGTCGACACACTATTTTTCCAGTCGTTATGTTCATTAATCTTAGTAATCGTTGCCATTAATTCATTTCTTAAAATGAAGTCTTCTAATGGATGGCCCATAAATTTGCGAGTATCTTCGCTTAAATCGCTTCGATCTGCAACAGCACTACGTTCAGATTGCGTAGCTTTTGCCGGTACCAAACTTCTAAATTTTTCTTCGAGAGTTTGACCATCATCAAAAACAACGGAAGAAGCTAACGTAGTTGGGTTAAACTGATCTTTTTGACCAGCTCCATTATCAACTAAAATTTTACCGTTTATATTTGCCATATTATGGTTTCCTTTTTAATATAAAAAAATATATTTTACAATGTTATATTACAACAATATTATAGCATAAAAAAAGAAAGCTTACTATAAAAAGTAAGCTTTCTAATTTATTATTGTGCGCGGCCAGTTGTCACTTTAGATTCTAAAATTTGAACCTTAGCTTCCAACGCTTGAATACGTTGTTCTAGCTCTTTAATTTTAGCATCTTCAGCGCCTTTGCCGCCATGTTTTTTGGTTGGGTCAAAAAGACCGTAAAAACCACGATTTGCCATATTAATTAATCTCCAAAATTTGTTAACAAATTAAATTAACGACTACATATATATTACGCAGTTTATTTAACCATACTTACTTTTTTAACGATAATCTTAGAATCCGATTCTTTTTTGCCAGAATAATAAGCAGTATGATCACAGCGAATAGAGCTCATATTAGCCAAATAAATCGAGCTAAAGATAACGAGATCGATAGTGGCACCACCGCCTACATCGCCCTTACAGAAAGCCATTATATTTCCGCTTTTATCTTTACGTTCATCGATTTCTATAATTTTAATTTTTACATTTTCGACTTCTTCATTATCTAAAGAATACCATTCAGGAGTTTTGGTTACTGGACAATTAATAGTCTCCATCTCCATTTCCATAATAGCTTCGTCATTATATTGCCCGATATTTAATTCTTCGATTTTATCTTTACGAATAGCATGAAATTTATTAAGAAGTTCATAACGATTAGTATTGAATAAATCTAGCGCACCCGACTTAATTAATGCTTCGCCTACTCGTTTATTAAATGCTTTTTTAGGAACTTTACTAAATATATCTTCAAGACTACTATAAGGTCTATTATTTACTATTTCAGGAATACTAGAATCACCTATGCCTTTAATAGAACCGAGCCCAAATAATATAGAATTTCCATTAGGAGTAAAATCAATATCAGAGCTATTGATTTCCGGAACCTTAACATCGATACCTTCCTTTCTAATCATCGGGATATATCGTAATAAATCTTCGACCGCTTGCATTGATAAGAATGCAGAATAGAATTGTACGGGATAATAAATTTTTAACCAAGACATTAATATTGTAATTACGGTATATGCATAACTGTGCGATTTGTTAAACGCATAGCTGGCATATCCCATAATGGTATCAAAATAATTTCTCATTTCTTCAGCTGTATATCCATTAGCAATAGCTCCTTTAATCTCAGGACCATATTTAGCTTTAGGATCATACCAAGGTGCATTATCGTCTTGTTCCCAACCTTCCGGGCCCTTAATATTTTTTTTACCATAAATGTGACAACGAATCATCATCGGGAACATATCTATTTTTTTCTTTGCAATAAGCTTTCTCACAATTGAGTCAGCTTGATTGTCATCAAATCCAGATACTTGTTTAGAAATTTGCATTAAATTTTCTTGATATGGCATAACGCCATATGTTTTACTTAATATATTTTCTATGCCACGTAATGGATATGTTATTTCTTCTTTGCCGTGTTTTCTGTTAGCATATTGTTTGTCCATTCCAACGCTAAGAGGCCCTGGTCTTCCTAAAGCTGTAGCGGCGGCAATATCGTCAAAACATGTTGGTTTAAATATTTTCATCATGTTTTTAAACATATCAGATTCTAATTGAAATACACAATCCGTATTTGCTTTTGCTAACATTTTATATATTTTAGGATCTTCTAAATTAGCATTTTTATATAGCCAATTAAAATCTTTATTAATATGTTTTAATGTTTTATCGATAATACTAATTGATTTTAAACCAAGAATATCATATTTAATAGCTCCTAGTTCTTCACACTCAACACCGCTAAATAATGTAATTGTAACACCATTATCATCAACACGTGTTGGAATATAATCAGTAACTTTACAAGGCATAGCTAAAACGCCAGAAGCATGCACACCAAAATTACGCTTAAGACCTTCAAAATTTCGAGCTAATCTAAATAATTCTTTATTTTCTTGTTCGAGCTTATTCCATTTAGTCCACAACTGTTTTTCTTGTACATTACCATTTTTAAGATTATCATAATCTTTAAATTTAGGTTGCGGAGGAACAGCATCTTCCATTTCATCGATAGATCGAGAAAGAGCGTTCATAACTTTAAAATTAATATTAAGTGCTCGACCAACATCTTTTAAGCCAGATTTTACGCCTTGCTGAGAATAACTTCCTATATGTGCTACATTTTCTTTTTTATAAATATCTTCCAAATGAGCGATTACTTTATCTCGTCCATAGTAATCGAAGTCTAGGTCAATGTCAGGCGCCCCTTTTCTATCGATAGTCATAAAGCGACCAAATAATAAATCTTCTTTTAAAGGATCTACAAGTTTAGTAATACCAATACACCATAATACTAAACTACCTGCACCACTACCGCGGGATGGCCCAGTTGCTACACCGTTATTATTCGCCCAATTTGTATATTCTTGAACAATTAACATATAATCGGCAAAGTCTTTATAATTAATAATATTTAATTCATAAGCTAAACGTTTTTCATAATCATGAATTTTTTCTTTAATATATTTATGTTCTTCGGCTAATTTATATAAACCTTGATATGCTAATTTACGAAGTTCTAATTTGGTATCGCCTTTAGCTCCTGGGATTTTAGGCATTAACGGAACATCGCTACCGAGTTTAACTTCTTCGATGCTATTGGCAATTAATTGAGTGTTATGAATAGCTTCAAGATATAAAGCATATTTTTTATGTGCTGCTTCACGTTCTGTTTCGCTTGCATTAAGAATAGCTTTAAATCCATCGCACATTTCTTCTTCAGATTTTAACCAATAATTATGGTCATATTGCATTCTATTTTTATCATAAATAGTGGTGCCAGTACCGATAGCGACTAATACATCATGATCTTTATTATCACTCTTATTCACATAATGCACATCGCTAGTCGCTACTAATTTAATATTATGTTTTTGTGACATTTTTAAGTAAAAATTATTTACTTTGACTTGCAATTCAAAGTTATTAGGTTGTACTTCTAAATAGAATCGATCATCAAATATATCTTTATATTCAAGAATTAATTCTTCGGCTTTTACTAAATCTTCTTTTTTAACACAAGAAGCAATCATATTTGCTACGCAAGCAGATTGACAAATAACACCGTCACTATATTTACGTAACATTTCCATATCGAACAAGAAACGTCCGTTATATGTACATTTACTAGCGGCTTCGCTTTGTAGTTTAATTAAGTTATTTAAACCGACTTGATTTTGCGCTAATAAAATTAAATGATATTGACGAGTATCGTACATATATTCTTTAGTGCGCTCTTTAATATTTTTAATACCTTTAACACCTTTTTTGCCACTAACTAAATCATCGTGTTCTTTTTGTATAATAGCTCCAGCTTCTAATGCTAACTTAGCTGCATCAATCCAACGTTCTTCTATCGGCTTAGATAATTCATTAGTATCCCATGTTTGATAGCCTTCATAACCTAATATCGGCTTAATACCTTGTTTTTTACATTCTTTTTGGAATTCATAAATACCGCCCATATGATTATGATCAGTAATAGCTAAACTTTCCATGCCGAGTTCTTTAGCTCGAGCAACAAGTTTATTTATATGACAATAGCCATCTAAAAAGCTATATGCTGTATGTACATGTAAATGTGTAAACATGTTATCCCCCTTTAATAATCTCCGAAACTTTTAAAGTGAATAATTTGGGCTTCATAAAGTTGCGCTCAATTTCACCAGCTAATGAAATTCTATCGCCAACATCAATTCCTTGATCTCCTAATTTCCAAACCCAAATATCCATTTTTGTATCGCCATCAAATATTGTATATTTAATATTTAACGGATTATTTCCGCTAGGCTTAATTGCTAGTACAGTTAAATCTTTAATAATAACTAAAGGCTTTTCAAACCCAGATTTATCGTAAGATAAAATATTAAAAGATTCGAACGATTCTTTAGTTAAATCTCTAAGAGTTAATTCTATATATTGTTTTGGTTTAACAACTATATCGCCATCGTCAATAGGCGTAAAACTTAAAATTTTAGCCGTTAAGGCTTGTTTAAACTCTTCTACGAGTTCTTGGTATATAGCAAAGCCACAAGCGGCTGCATGACCACCATATGAAGCGACAGAGGGTTCTCCATATAATAATACATCAAGAGGATACGTATTACTGCGTGCCGAACCATTTATAATCGTTCCGTCTTTAACTCCGACAAACGATGGTTTACCAGAATATTCTTCAAGCTTTCCAGCTAATATACCGATAATACCATGAGGAATGTTATCGAGAGCAACCAATGCTATACCACTATCGTCGACATATTCTTTTTGAATAATTTCGACATATTCTTTAGTTATCTTCTGACGCTGATTATTATATTCTTCTACATTAGCACATATTTCTAATGGATCTTGTGTAACTGAAAATAATTTAATCGAAGACATAATATCAAACATACGAGAACAGCTATTTAATCGAGGAGCAATAGTCCAAGAAACAATATCGCCATTTATTTTAGTATTAGTTAATTGTTTAATAAAGGTGGATAAAGTGTTCGGAATATTGCCAGTATCGATTTGATTGAATCCTTTTCTTACGATAGCTTGATTTACCATATTATCTAATGGCATCACATCGGCAATGGTTCCGATAGCCGCTAAATATGTTAATCGACTACTTTCATAATAATTATATCCCAGTTCTCGTTCGACTGCTCGACAAAAGTAATAAGCTACACCTGCGCCACATATACCTTTAGCCCAATGGTCTAAGTCAGATATATGTTGATCGATTATCGTAGTATCTGGTAAAACTTCTTGAGGAAGATGATGATCTGTAATTATAATTGGAATTCCGTATTTTTTACATAATTCAACTTCTTCCACCTTAGTGATACCATTATCGACAGTCATTAAAAGAGGCTTAAGCTTGTCTTTATATTCTTCATTTATTTTTTCTATAAAGGCAATACTTAAGCCATATCCATCGCTACGCTCTGGGAAATATACTTGACTTTTATTTTTACAAACTTTCGGTAAAAATTTAGCCATAATCGTTCCGCTTGTCATACCGTCTACGTCATAATCTGCGTAAACATAGACATCGCGTCCTTCATTAATATACGACACAAATTCTTCTGCCGCTTGTGTCATATTAATAATCTCGTCAGTTTCATCAACATTAATTAGCTTATCTTGATTATATAAAATATTATATGCAGTCTCCATGGGGATCTGTTTTAATTCAAGTATTTTAGCTAACAATTCACTTACCTTTAAACGAGATCTGTACTCTTGTTTTGTAATCATGAGTAACCGCCTTTCATATATATTATATCATATATAAAAGAAAAAAGCGAGCAAAATTAATTGCTCGCTCTATGTTTTTTTAAATGTTTTGTTGTTAATCCCGTAGCTTTTTCAAGTTTTTCTAACGCTGTACGTCTAATACGACGATATGTATTTACATTCATATGTAACTTTTCTTGAATTTCTGCTGGTTTCAATAATTCATAGAAAAGCATAGAAATAATTGTTCGTTCTTCTTCGGTTAATTCGCTAAAAATATCGGAGCAACAAATTCCTTTTTTCCAACTATCGCTGAAAGAATCATTACTAGTAATCGTAATCTGATCACTTAAATCTAATGAATGATGAACGTTATAAGTCCCGATAACGCGATCTTCAAAAGAGGAACGGTCATAATTATTATTAAGACGATCCTTAAGGTGTGCCTTTATGAACCTAAATAATTCGTATCTAAATACATAAGATATATAAGTATTAAAAGAACGATTAGTCTTTTTATATTTCATAACCATTTGAGTAAATATAGCTTGTAAATCATTTTCTACATTAGCTTGTTTACCATAATTATCACGAATTAAACTAAGGCTGCGATTAACTTCGTTAAATTCATCTTTAGTTAAACGTTTATTCTGGAATACTTTATATCGTAAACCAGTATCGGCAATATACAAGCCGATAAAATCTCGTGATACTTTATTATTTAAATATGTTTTATCGTGAAGTAATAAGTCTTTAAACATATTTAAAAATGGTTCGAATCGGATTAATAATTCTTCTAATAATTCATCTCTTCTTATAGCCGGAGTATTAGTATCTTGACATTCCAATACAATGGAATCAACTTCTTCCCAAGCTTCTTTTTGTCCCTCCAAGAAAATTGGTTCAGACATTATTTTTTCTTTTTAGCTTTCCGCTTAATTTTTTTGATTTCATCTAGCGATTGCCAAATTCCATCATAAAATTGTAAGCATTCTAATGTTAGACCTTCAAATTTATAGTCAAACATTTTTTTCTTTAAATTAAAATCGGCTGTAGTTTTACCTTTAATATCGATAACTCTAACAGTCTTATCTAAATTAGTAACGACAAAGTCTGCTATATAATTAATAGCTAAAACTCGTTTCGTTCCTTTTTTAAAAGCAGGTTGCAATTCATATTTGACTTGACGTTCAAATGAAAGAATTTCTTTATTTTTAATTTTTTGTTTTAAAAAAATATAATAAGAAGCTTCCATTAAACTATCAAATTTAATATCGTCGACAATTGGTTTATAAGAAAAGTACCGGCTTTTCTTAATTTTGTCTTTAACTTGTGGCAACTCAAAGCTTTTAATTAATTTTTCTTTAATATACTGTGCCCATAAAACATGCGTATCACGTAACGCTTTAGTTTTATAATTACAGCCATCTATAGTATAAGCCATTATTTACCTGTAAATGTTCTTGATAATTCTGGAATAAATCGGCTCTTACTACTTTCTTCTCGAACAGGAAAATAAATTCCTTGTTCTATACCTTTTAATACATTGTTCGCAATAAAGTTTAATCGTTCGATACTGCTAATATCACGATAACAAATAAATGTTTTATTTGTTTTAGCGTAATAAAACATAACACCACTTAATTGAAAATCAAATGCATCGTATGCAGCTTTCCAATCTAGTGTACACTTAATATCACTATCAGCTTTATCTTGATTAAATACATGATCATATACTGGATAGAATAAAAAATATTGACCATGTTCATAAGCGATCGGTCCAATATCGACTTCGATACTACCGTTATCAAACTTTAATTCATGTATATGACCAATACTAACAATATTTAATTGCTTTTCACTACAATAATTATATAGATTATTTAATCGATTAATACCTTTAACTATGTCTTTCGGAGTTATTCGATGAGGAATTTCATTGAATATTTTATCGAGCATTTTAGTTAATTTAGGCATCGTAAGAATATTTTTCTGTGCGATACTACCTAAAAATGCATATGACAC